TAATATGCGAATGAACATAGTATAACAATAAAAAAGGGGACTAATGTCCCCTCAGTGTTCACTTTATCAAGTGTCTACTAAACACCCTTTAAATGAGGGGCAGCCTTGTACATAGGTTCGCCTGTTTTCACATTTTTCTTACCTTCTTTATATGCTTTATATGCAGGAGTATTTGCCTTCTTATCAGCAGCAGTTACTTCCATTGCCTCAGACATTCTCTTAATTTCTTCTTCAGAGAACTTACCAGACTCAATTAATTCCTTAACGAAATCATTCTCTTCAACTTTTTCTTCAACTTCTTCTTTAACTTTCTTCTTATCCTTTGGATTTAAAGAATTGCCTTTAGAATCATAACCATACTTAGCATCTTCCTCAACCTTCTCTTCAGCTTTATACATGGATGAATATGCATCCATCAAATTACCAGGTGTAGCGACAGAACCATATTGAGATCCACCAAGATCCTCAGTTCTCTTTTCTCCTGTAACAGACATCCCTTTAGATATCATATCTTTAGAAACTCGATGATCCATTTTTAACAATAACTTTAGAAGTATTTATATTAAAAAACCTCCGACTGTCGGAGGTCTTGAGTAAGCTCTTTATTAAATGCCTACGTCTTTCCTTGGCACTACGTAATGCCTGTGGTCTAAGTTTTCGTTTTTGCTCCTTATTGGAGTGATGTTTCCAATTTGGTACTTGCATTTTTTCTGGCCATTTTTAAATAAACATCAGATCTAGGATCTGTAATAAGATAGCGACAATACTCCCACCCTTCTTTATAGAAGGTTTCGCTCATATCAACAGGAAGAGTTCTATTAGGTGTTTTCATTCTGTTCCTTGTACCCCAATACCATTCTACTAAATCCTTTAACCTTTTCAAATTGTATCATACTTTGAAACCTATCATGAAGGGACTGCTTATGAG